CTGTTCCATAATTTGTAATTTTTGATCGGTATTAGTTGACCATACATCGCATTTCATTTGCAAGTTAAATGGCACAGGCATTAATCTTTCAACTGTGTATCCAGGTCCTTGTGTTTGTAGGTATTCGCCTGTTGCAGGATCATAATCTCTTTCACGTAAATGCACTTTGCTTACGTGTGTTGGATTTTGTACCCTATCTCTTGCGTATTCTAAACCAGTAATATAACAACTAATGCGTGGAGCACTAATAACTTTGTTTTCTGAATTATCACGAATAATGTGTGCAACTTGACGTGTTAGATTACCATAACTGGTAGGAATCTTACGTAGTGTTCCTGCACCGTCTTTGTAACTAAAGTTGCTCATAACACGTATAAACTGTGTTACAAAGCGTCTTATTTGTCCATCATAAAAATGTTGCATTAATTATCTGCCTTAGGTTTAAGTGCTTGCGATAATGCTTGGCGTTCATTAACTGTTTCGCCATTAATTTCACTTGTGTTTGAGTTATTAACAAATGTTCCAATTTGTGTCTTAGCATTATCACTGCTTGGAGTTTCAACTCTTACAGCATCTTCATATTTAACCCAACGTGATCCATTGTATCTAAAAAGTCTGTTTGGAAAATAATCTGTTCTCAAGAAAAACTCTCCATCGCTTGCGGCTTGAGGGAATTGAGCACCAAAACTGTACAATGCTCCATTTGGTGGTACACCTTGTTCAGTTAAGTAACCAACATAAAAGTTTCCTTTTGCTGTTTTTAAGGTTGGTGTGCTACTTCCGTCATCATTAATATCTACGTTACCTGTGTCGTCTGTTGGAACAACAAAGTATTGTTTGGTATCGTAACCACTTATAACTGGTTGATTAGGGTCACCTGTGATGTCTTCGTTTGCTTGATTAAGAACTGCTTCATTAATCTGCATTTCTTTTTCATAAGTTGAAAGCACATCACGTATGGTAGATCCTGTACCTTCGCCGCTATCTTTATCAAAAATTTCTTTAAATTCTTGGCTATCCATAATTGGTTTTGCTTTTACCCTAAGCAAGTGTGGATACCAAGTTTGACTAAATCCTTCTGCACTTCTGTTTACATCTTCAATTACATAAAAGCGTTTTAGTGCTACACTGTAATCATTGAGTGCGTATTCGTCTTTGAGGTGTGGTAATTCTAACACATCACCGCTCATTAATTTTCTACCCAAATTTTCTACACTGCTGTTTAAATGAAATGTTATAAAAATTGTATCATTTTGTAGGAACATACCAAATTGACTTAGATCAAAATCTAAATCTTGCACATTGTAAATTCCACGCATAACGTACACATCATCTGAATACTTTCTATCTCTGTTTTCTAAAAACAGCAAATCCTGTATTTTTGTTTCAGGAATATCATTTGTACCGCGAGGCTGACTAGCAGTAGCATTATCGCCGGGGTCAACAGGGCCTTCGTACTTGTGTACAAATATGTCTGTACCGCCAACCTGAAAAGACTCGTATACGTTCTTATCTATAAAGCGATAGTCTGCGGATTTCTCTGGTCTGTATAAACTTAATCTGGGCATAGTAATTGTATTTATTGAATAAATATGTTTAAGATAGGAAACTTATATGAGTGATTTAGACAACAAAAAACAACAGGTCTTTAATTACGTTCGTACGCTACTAGGCGACGGAATGATCGATGTTGAACTCGATCCAAACCATTACGAAGTAGCATTAGAAAAAGCATTAGGAAAATATAGACAACGTGCAGAAAATGCAGTTGAAGAATCTTATATGATGCTTGAACTACAAGAAGATACAAACGACTATATTCTTCCAAATGAAGTAATTGACGTTAGAGAAGTGTTTAGACGCTCAATTGGTTCACGCACAGGCGGAGGAGATGGTGGTACACTGTTTGAACCATTCAACCTAGCCTATTCAAATACCTATTTGTTAAGTTCAACACAAATGGGTGGACTTTCAACATACTATGCTTTTGCTGGTTATCAGGAACTGGTAGGTAGAATGTTTGGTAGTTTTATCAATTTCAAATATGAACCTGTAAGCAAAAAACTTACAATCATGCAACGTCCGAGAACAGACGAACAAATTCTTATGCAAACTTACAACTATCGTCCGGACTTTAATCTACTAAGTGATCCATATGCTGGGCAGTGGCTAAAGGATTATACACTTGCAGTAGCCAAATACATGTTAGGCGAAGCAAGAAGCAAGTTTGCTACTATTTCAACACCACAGGGTGGTACTTCACTAAATGGCGATGCCCTCAAAGCAGACGCACAAGCCGAAATGGAGAAACTGGAAATGGATTTGGCAAATTACATCGATGGCAGTAAGCCATTATCGTTTGTAATTGGCTAAAAACTACTTGACTTTCCAAATTAATGACTATACAATTAGAGGATGCTTTTAAGAAAGGATCTTTTATGATAATTGGTATCTGTGGCTTGATCGGTTCAGGCAAGGGAACCGTTGCAGATTTCTTGGTAGAGCAACGAGGCTTTACAAAAATATCATTTGCTGATAAACTCAAAGACGGTGTAGCCAGTGTATTTGGCTGGGAAAGAGAAATGCTGGAAGGCAACACTGATGAGTCACGTGCTTGGCGTGAAAAGGTTGATCCGTATTGGAGTACAGAACTTGGTAATCCAGTTACTCCTAGGCTAGTGCTACAACTGTTTGGTACAGATTGTATGCGTAACGGCTTTTATGACGGTATATGGGTAAGCCTGGTTAAAAAGCAACTGCTTGAAAATCCTGACAAAGATTTTGTTATTCCTGATGTGCGGTTTGAAAATGAAGCAGATATGATCAAAAGTATTGGTGGTAAACTATGGCGTGTAAAACGTGGTGAAGAACCTGAATGGTGGGAAACAGCACAAACAGAAATGCGTCAAAAAGCCAAGCAGAGAGAATCTAAAGGTATTGTTGTATCGCACAAGATGGAAGACAATTATCCTGATGTACACATTTCAGAATGGGCATGGGCAAACGTAGAGTTTGATGCTGTTATTGAAAACAATAGCAGTGTTGAGTTTCTTAAAAATCGGGTGTTAAATCACCTTGCTTCCAAGTAAATCCTTCCTTGTGTAGAACACGCTGACAATTAGCACAAACAGTTTTAAGATTAGCATGACGACAGTTTGTTAGTTTGCCATCAATGTGATACACAGCAAACTGTTCGTTATGATTGCTAGTAAATCCACACTTGTCACACTTGTTCTTTTGACGGTATCCTAGTTGATACCACATAGGTGTGCTAGGTGTTCTACCTCTAGCACACTGCTCACACTTGCTTCTGTAATAGGTTTTACGACCCTTTTTATAGTTTACTGCACAGGGTCTACGTTTGCACGATTTACATAAAGGTCTAGCCATAACTGTATTTACCCGCCCTTTTCCATACCTTTTTCGCTGTATATAATGCCGCATTTTTGGTTATCGTGGCTAAATATGTTTAAGAACTTAATTTAAAGGAGTAACAAGATGGCACTTACATCACCAGGAGTTGAAGTTAGCGTAATTGACGAAAGTTTTTATACGCCAGCCGCGGCCGCAACGGTACCTCTGATTATCGTAGCGACAGCCGCTAATAAGCCAAATGGCGCAGGTACAGGAACTGCACAAGGAACGCTAAAAGCGAATGCAGGAACACCGTACCTAATTACATCACAAAGAGAATTAACAGAAACGTTTGGTAATCCAACGTTCTATACAGATTCATCTAACAATCCATTGCATGGTAACGAACTAAACGAATACGGACTACAGAGTGCATATTCATTCTTAGGTGTTGCTAATAGAGCATATGTTGTGAGAGCGGATGCTGATCTAGGAGAACTAACAGGTTCTTCAGATGCACCATCAGGTTCACCAGCAGACGGCACATATTGGTTAGATACAAACGATTCATTATATGGTATTTTTGAATGGAACAGATCAACACAAAAATTCACTAACAAGATTCCTTTAGTTCTTAATTCTGTTACACAACTTGTTGGCGATGTTTCTTCAGGAGATCCAAAAACTAGCGTAGGTGCAAAGGGTGACTATGCTATTGTTACTGCAAGAACATCAAATGATGTTTACTACAAAAATGCTGATAATGCGTGGGTTAAAGTAGGTTCGACAACTAGTTCAAACATTGCGGCCGCAACTGGAAGTGACTCATCATTTACTTCAGATAGTTGGGCATCAAGTTGGCCAGTTATCCAAGCAACTGTTTCTGAACCTACACTAGGTAACGGACAAGCAATTTCCATTAACGGTACAAGTGTTACACTATCAGGTACAACTGTATCGGCACTTGCACAAGCAATTAATGGTGCGGCAATTCAAGGTGTTGGTGCTAAAGTAACAAGCACAGGCATTTTAGAAATTTACAGCGACGGTACTTCAAGTTCAGATGGCACTACAGACGACGGTGCTGTTATTATTGAAGACCTAGCAGGTGGTTCAATCAAAGCAGATACAGGAATCACAGCAACATATTATTCAGGTGTTGCAACACAGATTTCAAAACACTCAAGTGTTCCAACTTGGAAATCAACTGACACTGTTACAGTAGCAGGAACTTCAAGAAGTGGCATCAAACCAAGCGGAAGTGTTTGGATGAAAACTACTTCACCAAACCAAGGTGCTAATCTAAAAGTTCAAGTTTGGAATGATAACTTAGGTGTATGGAGTACAGTAAGCACACCAATTTACAACACAAGAGAAGAAGCAGTTAACAACATTGATGCAACTGGTGGAACACTAATTCCAGCAGGCACTGTGTATGCACTAGCAAACTATACAGGTAGAGCAACTGAAGCAGACAGCACAACTGGTGTTGAAAAACTAGTTAACTTCAAGTTATACAGAAGAGTTACAAGTTCTCCAACAACAGTTACTGGTACTGAAGCAGGCGCTAATCCAACTGTTACAGCAAATCCAGGATATAACACTATGTCAATTGCTGAAACTGTTGCAGGTAGCAATGTTTACTCTACAGCAAAAACAGTTACAGTAGGCGGTACAACTGTTGAAGATATTGCAAGTGCAATTTCAGCGGCAGGATTTACAAACATTACTGCTACAGTATCAAATGGTTATCTATCAATTAGTCATGCACTAGGCGGCGAAATTAAAATCACAGATGCTAACGGTATTTTAGCAACTGCTGGATTTACAGGTTGGTCAAGATCAAGTGCAGGTGTTGAAAGCGGTACAAACAACTACTACACAGCAGGCACAGATGATGATCACGGCTTTGTAATTTCAAACTGGAAGCCACTTGTTTATGAAGCAAGTGACAATGCTCCAACAGCAACTCCAGCAGATGATACATTATGGTATAACACAACTTTAGACGAAGT